TTTAAAAGGTATGTAGAAGTATGCAGAAGTTTGCTTAAGTGGTTTAAAAACAAGGACTTAGGGGTGAGAAGTTTGGTAGAAGTATGGTAGAAGTATGCATAAGTATGGTCATAACTCCAACAAAAACAACGAGTTATGAACTTTCTTCATTACACCCCTTGACACAACCCCCAAAAAGGTGTATATTCTATATACAATCTTACACCTTTCAAAACATAAGAAAGCCCCATATGTCACACTTAGAAGATCGCGCAGTGCCTGATAACGAACTAAGTGAGGAACCAGACAGACACCTTAGTCTACAAACTAAACTCGAACAAATTAACAAACTTATCAAAAAAACCGAAGCCCAAATAAAACTATACGAAAAGTTAAGAATCACACTCATAATAGAAGAAAGCAGGGCGCGTAATGATGACACGTAAGGATTACAGAGTAATCGCAGACGCCATAGTAGAGTGTCATGACCAATTAGAAAACATACACACAACCTTGGCAGTCCAATACATAATAACTCGATATTTAAGGCAAAATTATCACAATTTCGATTCCACAAAATTTAAAGAATACATAGAGAAACACACAACCGAGGCTCAATCATGAACACAAACCAAATTACACAAAGACTCGACGCTATACACACCCAAGAACTCGAACTACACACAGAAAAAAACAGTCTAAAGACTGACCTACGTAGACAAACCTCCAAACCTCGCTACAACATAAACCAGATCTTACTATGGCGACCGCTCGACCGTGCAGACATCATAGTAAAAATCTCCAACATAGAATGTGAACCGCACTCTTGGGTATACCAAATAACATACCAACTTTCTAACGGAGCCGTGATAACCGTAAACCAAACCATAAACGAAAACCAACTCTGGAAAATAAAAGCTCCAGAACAACGCAAATATTACAAAAAAGGCAAAAGTAAACCTAAACCTAAACCTAAACCTGATCCTAAAGACATACTAGCATTTTTAGACTCTCTATAATCTTATACCAAGTCTAAATTAAAGGACTTCACATGATAGAATTACTTCGCGGCACTACAGGTTCAGACATATTATTACTATTAGGATTTTTTATACTCTTATGGTTTTGGAGACTAGGAAAAAAATGAAAAGGCTCTACGTAAACATAGACCGTGACCTCGAGCTTATGCTCATGCGATACCTTGAACGTCAAGGACCGCATCATGGCCTTAGAGCAGAGACACTCCGCAGAGCTTTGCGAGAGTTTCTACATAAAGAGGAATCTAAAGATGGATACAACCGAGTTAATATCAGGAAGCTACGTATACTGGAACGCTGAGATTCGCCAAGTTCACGAACTTAGTGATGATCCTGCGTATACATGGCTTTCAGGAATAGGCTCAGACACAAACCGCGCCTATGCACCTACAGATTCTTTGGAAGCCATACCGGTGGACTACGAACTCTTACTAAAGTCCCCCCGCGATCTAACTGACACAGAACTAAGCACGGCTTTAGACTTACTCGAAAATGCCAAACTCAACACAAGTGATCGTCCACAAGCACGCAAGAAAGCTCATATCAAAACTCGAGCCAACGCCCAACTCTACACCAAAGAAACCCTAGATTTCTTAAATTCCATATAAACACAGGAGTTCATATCATGCAGAATATGAAAATTATGTATCTCAACAAAGATGTAACACATACCCACGAAGCAAGTCTCGAACTAGACATCTTAGTCCAAGCAGTAATCAACACACATAAATTCGCAGGAGATCACGAAAACCCTCCTGAAGATCCCTACATAGATCACATAATAATCAAACTAGGAGACATAGACATAACAGAAGAGATATGTGATCATACCAAAGCTAGACTAGAAGACGACACCTTACAAAGTTACTACGCTACCTTGGAGAATTAAAATGAAAGCCGGAATATATCCCGACGAACATATCATAAAGATAGACAACTACGCTCTAAGCGAGTTTAGAACCTGCCCACGTAAATTCCAACACAGAATCGTAGAATCTTTAGTCCCTGGCGGCTTCACCAAGTCTCCAGATCAAATTAAAACCCCAGACGCACCCTTACTCTTTGGTATAGCGATTCACCAAGCCTTAGACAGTTTGTTTATGCAAGAGAATTTACCTCTCGCCATAGACGTATTCCTAGAGGCTTACCAACCTGTACCAGAAGACAAAAAGCGCACCCCAGGCAGAGGCGTCAGACTCATAGAAAACTACGCTAAGCAATGGCAAACCCAAGACAAGGTCTACGATACCGTACAAAGCGAACTTTATTTTGAGTTTGAACTAGATATAATAGTTACCAAACTAGATTCCGCACCTCTCTGGAAAATCATATATGGGGGACTCATAGACAAGATTTTACTGCACGACGATAATATTATATGTATGGACCACAAAACCTCCACCTGGGAATCTCAATACCTAGTTCCCAGTCACCAACTTAGCAACCAGTTCATAGGTTATGTCTGGGCCACACAACAAATACCAGAATATACTTCATGCGAAAACTTCATAGCAGACATCCTACTAATATCCCCTAAAAACGATAGCTTCTATCGTTCAGAACTAAACATAAACACAAACGTAATAAACGAGTGGAAACAAGGGATTACAACTACATGTAACCAAATAATTCAACTATACTATGCTGATTTCTTCCCTATGTATGGTAAAGACGCTTGTACTTCATGGAATAGGCTCTGTCCATACTTCGATATTTGCGGCGCATCACATGATTTTCGTTCTACCGTAAAATCCACACAATACTCTAAACTAACCTGGGACACTGCAGCCCGCTAGGAGACTGAAATGCCACAACATATAGATATGGCTAACAAGCGCAAAGATGCACCCAAAAAGACACTCATATACGGCGATGTCGGTAGCGGGAAAACCTACTGTCTTCGTACGTTACCTGAGCGTGCTTTACCAGCTTTCATCATAGACATAGACGAAGGTTCAGAAGCTCTAGAAGGTGATTTTCTAGAAGGTTCCTTCAAAGGTATAATACCAGACAGACTCGTAACCGACAAAGGAAAAGAAAAACCTGTAGCTTATTCACAAATTAAAGATGCTTTACACAAACTCCACAAAGCCGACCCAGAGTGTCAACCTAAAACCATAATCGTAGATTCTATGACCCGCCTCTACGGTGCCATCATGGATTACACTCTAGCCTCCAACAATAAATCCCTAGAGTCCGCACCTACACAACCAGACTACGGCATCGCAATGCGCTTCACTATAAAGTTCATCGAAGCCTTAATAATGATGCAGAAGAACTTAGTAATAATATGTCATGAAGACTCAAAAGAAAACGAAACCACAGGCATAGTCAAAATCGTACCCTCACTAACAGGCAAACTCGCCGGTATCATACCATCATATTTTGATTACGTACTCCACGCTACCGTAAAAGGTCGAGGTGATAAAACTTCCTATCTTTGGCACACCCGTCCATCAGGTGTATACACAGCTAGAGTCCGAAACCCTAAACTCGACGCTGAAATGCCTCAGAATTTCGATCTTTTACTTCCATGAGTCCCAAGAAAGATTTTCACCTTCTAGGTAACATCAACAAAGGATACACCAAGATGCCTGAACCAGACACCATATATTTACCCATAACAGAAGAAGACGGATACGCACTACAAAAAATCATAATCAACGAAATCACAAAAGCTAGAACCTTCAACTTTACCGAAACACTAGCTACACTCACTCGTATTAATCTTGCACTTCAACACAGCTTGTCGATAGCTTCAGAGAAAGGAGACTCCGAAGAACAAGATTAATAAACTTTTATATCGACACACACAGTAATCTATACTCACTCAAACTATAAGGACTCACTAACCATGAGCGAAATATATCAAGACCTACAGTTTGGTTCACTCGAAAGTGAAAAGAAAAACTTAGATCGCAGTTTAGAAGCCGGTGAATACGAACTTATGTTCAGCAAATGGGCCTACAAAGAATCTCGCAACACAGAAAAGCCTGGCGTGAACTTCGAGTTCAAAGTCATCAATAGTGAAGACGTTGACGCTAACGGATTCAACCTATTCCACTGGTGTTCGTGGGGATCTTGGTTTTTCAACCAAGCAATCTTGGCCATATTCGAAGACAAGCTCCGCGCTCTAAACGGTATGGATCCAGATAGTGACGAATACGCAGACGCAAAGTTAGACCTGAATTTCCTAAGTATCCAGGAAGACATTTGTCCTGATTTTGATGAAGCCATAGGATCTGAGGTAAAGGCTAAGATCAAGACTGAAGACTGGACAAACGAAGCGACTGGATCTTCAGGTACTAGCACCAAGATAGAGAAGTTTATTATATAGCACACAAAGGTAGGGGGTATTAGTATGATTTATACCCCCTACCTTTTTATTTTATCTAAACCCTAGAAAGTCCTATCATGCCAGAATTAGGTGACAATGTACATTCTGTATATCCTTCAGTAATAGTAGTTCCCGATACTCGCCATCGTAAAGATTTCCCATTAAACAAACTCAAAGAATTAGCCGCGAGTATTTACGAAATAGGCCAAATTCAACCCATAGTAGTAGACGAAAACTTTATACTAATTGCAGGTGAACGAAGACTAAGAGCTATAAACCACATACTCAACAATCCAGAATTGTACCCAGACCACACTAATTTTGAATACGTAAAAATATCCATCATACGCCCTACAGATGATTGGCACCGACACACCATAGAGCTTCAAGAAAACATAAAACGTGAACCTTTAACTCCAGCCGAAGAAAGCCGAGCAGTAAACGAATACGAGAGGCTAATGGAAAGTGTTAAAGGTAAACAAAAACGCGGTAGAGGCGCAGTGGAAGGGGGCCATTCTCAAAAGGATACTGCTCAAGACCTAAACATGTCTGAAGCCTCAGTAAGTGATCATCGTAAAGTAGCTCGTGTCCTAGACATAGCGGCTCATATACCAGAACTCAAAGACCTAGCAGACGAACCCTCAAGAAGTGGAATCTTAGGTAAGTTTAAAGCTTTCAAAGTAAAAGAAATCAGAGAAGAAATCGCTCGCAGAGCAATGGAATCTCACCGTCACGACCTAGACTCCATAGTAACTCACCAAGATGCCCTAGAGTTTTTAAATACCTTCCCAGAAGAATCAGCAGACCTAATTATAACAGACCTGCCCTTTGGTATAGCAATTTTCGATTCACTAACTTTACAAAAATCTAGCCACGGTACTCAATGGAAAGATGACGAAGAATCCATAAAACAATTCGTACAAGATCTTATACCTAAACTATACCTCGCACTTAAACCTAATGCTCATATGTGGATCTTCTGCTCTTGGATAGAGAGTTACTGGATCGAACGAGTTTGCTCCAAGATGTCAGACCTAGCCTTCGAATACCCACCCTGGATCTGGAACAAAGTAGTATCTACACCTTCTATCAATGGAGCAGCCACAGGAGACCAAACATATGAATACCTATGTCACCTACGGAAAGGAGTTGTAGTAATACCAGAACGACTTGGACCAAATCTGGTAACTTTTCAACGCTCTAATAACACCAAGTATCCTACAGAAAGACCACTAGATGTCGTAAAACACTTCATAGAATTGTGTACCTTAGAAAACGAGCTAGTCTTAGATCCGTGTTGTGGTTCAGGTAGTCACCTAGTAGCGGCTTTGCAAACTAACCGTAGAGCTGTAGGATGTGACATTAATCCCGAAGCCATCAAAGTAGCTAAATCTAGACTCGTTATGGAGACTACTAATGAAACCTCATAAGATTCACTCAGCACGATTTAGTGCGAACCAACAAAAAGTAACTGTATATACATCATGCGGTAGAGTCCAAGTTACGATAGACAAAGACATAACTCTAGGAATCAAAGTACACATAAGACCTCACAAAACAAAAACTATATCTTATGAAGATACCCGTGGATTGGCAGAGTATGATTCCTGCGTCAGTCAAATTCTATCATGGACTCTGAATCTTAAACCGAAGCCTAAATACAAACAAGTCAGGACCACCAGAAGATTGGG